CCCGTTACAGGTTACGGGCGATATCAACGGCGGCGGCAAAATCATCGACACCACTGGCAACACGCCGAACCACAGACACTGACTCCGACATTTATCCACAGCCCGCCATGTGCGGGCTTTCGCATTTCTGGAGCAACCCATATGAGCAAAACGAGAACGGAGACCGGGCAGACAACGGCCGACGCGGCGTTGTCTGAGCCCGTCCAAACCGAGACGCCGGCACCCATCGGACCGGCGCGAGTGTTCCGCGACACGCGGTACACCTCACGCACGCTGATCATGCCCGACGGCAAGCCGATACCGGTTATCGCCGGTCAGGTGACCGCGTGCGGCGATGATCAGTACGCCTTCCTCAAGGCCCACCCGGATATGCAACAGCTGACGGAGTAATTCCATGATCGGAGTGGACCGTCGCACGGGGCAGCCGCTGTCCGGGCAGGCGCATTTGCGGCAGTCCATTGAGGACATTCTGAGCACGCCTGTCGGCAGCCGCCGCATGCGCCCAGAGTACGGCAGCCAACTGCGTCGCTATGTCGACCTGCCAGTGAACGAGGGCTGGAAAAGCGCGGTGCAGGCCGAGGTGGCTCGTGCCCTCGGGCGCTGGGAGCCTCGTTTGAAGCTTGAGCGTGTCCGGGTCATTGCAGTGGTGGATGGACAAATCACCTTGCAACTGACGGGCTCATATATTGGCGATGGCGTCGTGCTGGAGGTGAACGCATGAGCACTATCGACCTTTCGGCGTTGCCGGCGCCACAGGTACTGGAGAATCTGGACTTTGAAGAGTTGTATCAGGGCGAGCTGGCAACGTTTCGCGAATACATGGGCGACAACTGGACCGCTTTCCTTGAAAGCGACCCGGTAACCAAGCTGCTGGAGTTGGGGGCCTATCGGCGCATGCAGAACCGGGCCAGGGTCAACGACGCGGCCAAGGCGCTGTTCCTGGCTCATGCCACGGGTGCTGACCTGGTGCAGTTGGCCGCCAACGTGAACCTTGAGCGCCTGGTCATTCAGGCTGAGGACTTGACCGCCGTGCCGCCAGTGGCGGAGGTGCTGGAAAGTTACGATGCACTGCGCGAGCGTATCCAGCTGAGGTACGAAGGGCTGACCACTGCCGGGCCGCGAAACAGCTACATCTTGCATGCCCGTAACGCCTCCGGCCTGGTGGCAGACGCCACGGCCGAAAGCCCGGCGCCGGCCGAGGTGGTCGTGACGGTACTGTCCCTGGAAGGCGATGGTACGGCCAGCCCCGAGCTGTTGGCCGAAGTGGACACTTACCTCAACGATGAAGATCGGCGGCCTGTTGCTGATCGGCTGACGGTGCAGGGCGCCCAGATCCTGCCCTATCGAATCGATGCCGTGGTGTACATGGCCGGTACTGGCCCGGAAAACGAGGCAGCGCTTGCCGAGTGCAATGCACGCTTGCAGGCCTGGATTAACCCTCGGCGTCGCTTAGGCGTTGAGGTGGCCCGTTCGGCGATTGATGCACAGGTCCATGTCAGCGGCGTGGCCCGGGTCGAGATCCCTGGGTGGGTGGACATCCGCCCAACCAAGGCCCAAGCGGCGTGGTGCACGGGGTTCACCATAACGCGGGGTGGCAAATGAAAAGTCTGCTTCCCCTGAACAGTACCCAGCTCGAGCGTGCGATTGAGGCGGCTATCGGTGAAACGACAGAGATACCGCTTCGAACCCTATACAACCCGGACACCTGCCCGGCGCACTTGCTTTACCAACTGGCTTGGGCCTGGTCCGTGGATCGCTGGGACGAGGCTTGGCCGGAAGAGGTCAAGCGCTCGGTGATCCGCTCTTCGTTCTACGTCCATGCCCATAAGGGCACCATCGGCGCCTTGCGCCGTGTGGTGGAGCCGTTCGGCTATCTCATTGAGGTAGTGGAATGGTTCAAGACACAGCCTATGGGTGTGCCTGGAACGTTCGCCTTGAAGATCGGTGTTTCCGATGAGGGCATCAGCGAAGAGACCTATCAGGAACTCACGTGGCTGATCGATGACGCCAGGCCGGTCAGTCGCCACCTGACCGGATTGGCGATCAGCCTCGAAACCCGAGGGAATTTGAACATAGGTGTTGTCCTGTACGAGGGCGACGAAATCGACGTTTACCCGCCGGTCATGCGTGACATTGAAGTCACCGGATCCTTCGGCGTGGTAGGCCGCGAACACACCATAGACATCATGGACGTTTACCAATGATTGATCAGACCTCGCAATTTTTCGCGATTCTCACGAACGTGGGAGCGGCGAAACAGGCGAACGCCGATGCCCTTGGCGTTCCCTGGAAAATTACTGAAATGGGCGTGGGGGACGCCAACGAAACCGACCCGGTTCCAAGTGCGGCCCAAACGTCGTTGATCAACGAATGGCGGCGGCGACCGCTGAATCAGCTTTTCATTGACCCGGTCAACCCGGCGGTGATTGTCGCCGAGCAAGTGATTCCGGCCGATGAGGGTGGATACTGGATTCGTGAAATCGGTCTGTACGACGCTGACGGGGATCTGGTCGCGGTCGCGAATTGCCCACCGAGTTTTAAGCCCATCATGTCGCAGGGCTCGGGCCGGACCCAGGTCGTGCGGATGAACTTCATTGTCAGCAGCACGGGTAACATCACGCTGAAGATTGACCCGTCGGTGGTGTTGGCAACACGGGAATACGTCGAGCGGCGGATTCTTGAAGAGCTGTACAAGCTCGACAATAAGCAGTCGGTGCGCGCAGCAACTACGGCCAACATTGCGTTGACTGGGCTTCAGGCCATCGACGGAGTTAGCCTGCTCGCAGGCGACCGGGTGTTGGTGAAGAACCAAACGTCCTCAAAGGACAACGGCATCTATATTGTCGGCGTAGCGGCTTGGCAGCGCGCACCGGATGCTGACAGTAATGCTGAAGTCACGTCGGCGATGATTCTGTCAGTCGAGCAAGGCGCTACGCTGGCCGACACTCGCTGGCAGTTGGTAACGGATGGGGCGATTGTCCTTGGAACCACGTCACTGACCTTTCAGAACATCACCCAGGGGTTTGCAACCATCAATTCCCCGACCTTTCTGGGAAGCCCAACGGCCCCAACTGCGCCGCTCAATAACAGCAGCCAGTTGCTCGCGAATACTGCGTTTGTACAGCGAGCCCTTGGCAATCATTCAGGTATTGGCGGTCTGGATGTCAGCACTGTGCTGACGGCCGATGCGTTCGGGAAGTCTTTCATTATCAACTCCGCGAATCCGGTCAACATCACCTTGCCGAAGGCGAGTACAGGTTTCAACGGTGGCACCATCACGCTGGTGAACGTGTCGACCGGAACCGCGACAATCATTCTGCAGGGGACCGATTATGTAGCGGGCATCGCCGCGAATCAGCTCGTGCTCAAGACGTTGGACACCATCACTTTATCGACCGGTGCCGGCATCACTTGGTACGCCGAAAACGGTGCAATACCGAACGCAGTGTCCTCCGCTTTTAACAGCGGGGTGCGTTCAATCCTGGATGTGTTCGGGCTTGGAACGGATGCTGCGAAAGCCCCGCTAATCGCGGACTTTTCGGCTGACATCAAGCCGGGCCTCTACCGAGCGTTTACGCTGGAACACCCGAATGCGTCTGTAGGTGGGCCACCAGATACTGGCACGCAAGGCGGCACTTCAATGACTGTGCTTGTCGGCGGTGGGTACATCACCGCCGGGTACAAGACGTTTCTGGCGATCATCAACAACACGGCGAACGGTCCGACGCGAGTTTATATCGGACACAAGACTGCAATAGGAACACAGCCGTATTGGAGTGAGCTGGGCCAAACCACCCATTTGCCATATCGCGCAAAGGTCTTATACAAAACTGCGGGCGTATATCAGTGGACGGTTCCGGCAAATGTTTGGAAGGTCTTCGTTGAGGTACGCGGTGGTGGAGGTAGTGGAGCTTTTGGATCACAGGAGACTGGGGCCGGCGGAGGTGGTGCGGGTGGATTCAGCACGCGGCTCGTGCCTGTAACGCCGGGTTCTATAATTACGGTCACCGTCGGGGCGGGAGGGGCATACGTAACCGTTGGCAACACCTCTGGTAATCCGGGTGGCACTTCTTCATTCGGTCCTCATTGCTCGGCAACAGGTGGCGCGGGGGGCTTGGTTTCTGGAGGCGCTGGGGGTGGTTACGGCTCCGGTGGAGACTTCAACGGCATGCTCGGCTCTGGCAATCCACCTGTACGTAATTCCGCAGGCACTGGTGCGAACGGTGGCGCTGGAGGTGGTGGAGAAAGCATTTCCGCAGCCGTGGACACCACTCAGTTGACGCAACCCGGAATGGGCGGTGGGGGCCGTGTCGGCATTCGTTCGCAGGCGGGTGCCGATGGCTGTGTCTTTATCACTTATTAAGGGCAATCGAATGTATTGGGCAAGAATTGAAAGTGAGACGGTGGCAGAAATCACCGACATCGATCCTGCAGATCGCTTTCATCCTGATCTGGTTTGGCAATCCTGCCCCTCGGAAGTCTGGTTAGGATGGATTGCAGAAAATGGTACGTTCACCCCGCCGCAAGCAGGCCCAACGCCTGAGCAGTTTGATGCTGAGCGGGTATGGCGCAACGTCGAGTTGCAAGGGACTGAATGGCTGGTCACTCGCCATCGTGATGAACAGGATTTAGGGCATCCACCGACCCTCACATCAGAGCAATTTGCCGAACTGCTCACCTATCGCCAGGCGCTTCGGGATTGGCCCCAAACGGGAGATTTTCCGAGTGCTGAGTATCGACCTGTAGCGCCGCCTTGGATCGCCGAACAAACCCAATAAACGCCCCGCACTGACGGGGCGTTTTCTTTTCCGCTTCACCAACAACAAGGCCCTGCATTGCGGGGCCTTTTCGTATCTGGAGAACCTATGAGCTTCTTTCACGGCGTTACCACCACGAACGTCGACACCGGCGCTCGTGTCATTGCGTTGCCTTCGTCCTCGATCATTGGACTCGTTGACACCTTTGTACCGGCGCCGGCCTACAGCGCGCAGCCCAATGACCTGGTGGTGATCACCAATGAGCGCGAGGCGGTGGCTGCCTTCGGTGCCGACTCGGCGATTACCAAAGCCTGTAAGGCCATTTATACCCGGGCCAAGGCGGTGATCGTCGCCTGTGGTGTGGCCCAGTTGGCCGATCCGGCTGCACAGACCTCGGCAATCATTGGCGGCGTTCTGGCTGACGGCAAGCGTACTGGCCTGCAGGCGTTGCTGGACGGCAAGAGCCGGTTCAACGCGCAGCCGCGGCTGTTGGTGACTCCCAAGCACAGCGCGACACAGGCTGTCGGTACCGCCTTGGTGGCAGTGGCCGACAAGTTGCGAGGGCTCGCCATCCTCGACGGTCCAAACACCACCGATGAGGCGGTGATGGCCTACGCCGAGAACTTCGGCGCCAAGCGGGCGTACCTGGTTGATCCAGGCGTGCAGTATTGGGACACCACGGCGGACGCCACGGTCGACGCGCCGGGCTCGGCCTGGGTGGCGGGCTTGTTCGCCTGGACCGATAGCGAATACGGCTTCTGGGCTTCGCCTTCGAACAAGGAGTTTGTTGGCATCACTGGCACCACTCGGCCCATTGAGTTCCTGGACGGTGACGAAACCTGCCGGGCCAACCTGCTCAACAACGCCAACATCACCACGATTATCCGTGATGACGGTTTCCGCCTGTGGGGTAACCGTACGCTGTCGAGCGATCCGAAGTGGGCGTTCGTTACCCGCGTTCGGACGATGGACATTGTCATGGACGCGATCCTCTACGGCCACAAATGGGCGGTCGACCGCTCCATCACAGCGACTTACATCAAGGATGTGACCGAAGGTCTGCAGGCGTTCATGCGCGACCTCAAATCCCAAGGCGCAATCATCAACTTCGAGGTGTATGCCGACCCGGAGCTGAACACGGCCAGCCAGCTGGAGCAGGGCAAGGTGTATTGGAAC